TTACATAGCCATTTCAATCGCATCTGCATCAGCTTTGCCAAAATCATCCCGCATGATGTGCTCCAGGGCGTGCTGATATGCGATCATCTGCCTGGCCTGGCTGATCCGGGCGTTTATGATAATGGTAAAGCTGCCGTCTTCGTTCGGATGCACTTCTTCTTCCACAGCGGTATCCATATCAAGAAAGTATACCCCGATGGCTTCTGTCAGCAGTGGGTTATTCATATAATTCTCCTTTGCTTAACACGGTTCGTCAGGATCGCCCTTTTCCTGAGCTTTCAGGCTCTTCATAAATTCGATGTGTGCTTTCAAGCGTTCCGGCGGGATGTCTCTGGCAACGTGGAAGAGGGTGCGCAGCTCTGGGTTCTCAAATGCTTCCTGTGCGATCTGGCGGGTCTCATCGTTTAAGTAGTAAGGCATTTCTGATTGTTGCATGTCATTGTGGTCTTCGACCAAATCAGCTTTGGATATGCCAAAGTAATTTGCCATTAGTTCTATTTTATCAATACGTGGATAAGAATTTCCTTTTACCCAGTCTGTAAAGGTAGTATATTTGACGCCTAAAGCATCACACATTTCCTGTCTGGTTTTATCGTATTTCTCCATATAATAGCGAATGTTTTTTGCCATTATTTCTTTATTTCCAAGATTACTCATAAACGCAACCTCCTTATGCCTTGATTATATGATTAATCCGTAAAAAAATCAAGATAAACTTAAAAAATTACGAAAAAACCGTTGACATTACGATTAAACCGTAGTATAGTGGGCATAGAAACAGAAAGGAGGGAACAAGCGTGCAGAAAGTAAAATCCCGCTTCACATTGAAAACTGCCCGGGAAATGAAGCGATACACCCAGGAAGAAGCGGCAAAACGCATTGGCGTAAGCGTGGATACGCTCGGAAATTATGAGCGCGGTAAGAGTTATCCGGACATTCCGGTGTTGCGAAAAATCGAAGAGGTTTACGGTATTCCGTATGAACAGCTTATTTTTTTACCCTTGGATTACGATAAAACCGTAAATCTAATATAGAGAGGAGGCGAAGAACGTGAAGACATTTAAGCTGAGAACACTGGAATTAAATTTGGAAAAAAAGACTCTGACCGTTAATGGAAAAACAGTCTCTACAAATGGATTGACTGATTTTTCATTAGTGACAGAGCCTGACGGAACTTGGGTTTTAACCGGGAAAAGAGATATGCTCATGGAGTTTTTCGAAGAGTCTCCTGAGCCAAACTCATAATACTCGGCAATGCAGATGTCAATGCAGATGTTGTGATAGACGCCATTTGGTTTATGCTGGCGCTTCCGGCAATACCAATGAAATTTTGAAGCATTTTGAATACCTTGGGTATTCTGAGATTGGCTAAAAGTGCATGAGCTTCCGGCATGATGTCCATAAAGCATAACCCGCCATTCACATCTAGTTTTCCGTGATAGAAAAAGCCTGATAAATAGAGCTGTTGACAATGATAAGCCAGTTCTTCTGGGGTGTATTCAGAAAGAGAATCGTTTTCACGGAGATCTTCCATAGATTCGAAGTAATAAGTGGTATTGGCATCCTGGACCGTTGTTTCAAAGACTTCCAATAAATCTCGGATGCATTTGGGATTAAGTTTCATACGGACTCCTTTCACAAGTGCTTGGTAGTGATAAGAAAATTGTAAAACGAAAATGGCGAAATATCAAGAACCTACTGATAGAGAGAGGAGGCGAGAAACGTGGAAAAACATTCTGGTTACGATGCCATTATCAATAACATCAAAATGCTTATCAGCAAAAAGGGTATGAAACAATCTGTTGTAGCTGAGCGGGCAGGCTTTACACCGCAGGAGTTCAGCAACATTTTGAATGAGCGAAGAAAGCTTCTGAGAATTGAATTTATGCCGCCAATCGCTAAGGCATTGGATGTAGATATGAATGAGCTGTATGGGGTAGAAGGGAAGGAGGTGGTGTGATGGATGAGAAAACCTATGAGCTGTTATTGGAAATAAAAGAAGAACTCCAGGCAATTCGGAGTTGCCTGGAGCACAGAACATCAGTGACGGTTTGTGAAGATAAAATTATTTGTCAAGTACAGTAAAGGAATGATTGCCATTATCAATTAATTTTCGGTTTGTGCGAAAAATGATTTTATCTGCATATGTAATGGATTCAAAAATAAAACCATTTGGATACGTTGTTTTCATGTGAATGTATTCAGGAGTTTGGGAAATAAGTTCTTTTTTTACTTCTTGCATATTATTGCAAAATCCAGACGTGTCGATAGTGTATTCACCGTTGGTTATCGTATATTCGTACATGGTTATCAGCTCCCTTCTTGGATAGCATTGAAAAGTTACCACTTTATTATACCGCAAAAGCATCATAAACATCAATAAAAAAGTTTTGAAAATTCAAGTAGAACAACTAGGGGGGCAGTCAGCGGGTAGAAAACCGTAAATCCGATATAGAGAGGAGGCGAAAAGAATGCGCTTTTATGAATCAAATAGTTTGGAACATATTGGCTTTGATTTTTATTGCGATATCGCAAATAACATCGTCAAAGCCAGAAAAGAAAAGGGTATAACCCAGAAAGAACTTGCAAATCTGGCAGGTATTAAGGAACACCGTTTGGTGGGAATTGAGAACGTAAAGATTAGAATTGAGCTTGATGATCTGGAAAAGCTCGCAAAGGTCCTTGAAAGAACTGTTGACTGGCTGATCGATGCTGAATTGGATTACGGTGGAAAGAATTGCAGGTATTTAATCTGGCCAGATTCTATTCCAGACTTCAAACTTTACATGGATGCGCCGAGCAAAAGAATGGCTTTTTTACAATATGACAGAAGAATCAAGGAATGCGGCGCTGCCTATAGTAGTGGTCGGGAGAGATTTTATGTAAAACTTGTTGGTGTTCCGGTTTCAAAGCAGGAAATTCAGAACAAGTTCAAAAAGAGAACTACGGAAGATTTACCATTGGAGCCAGATTGATATTTTTCCGTTAATGGAGAAGAATCTGCTGGAATAAAAGAGGAGGCGAGCAGTGTGGTAAGAGCATACGAACCGTTATACACGGTAAAAGAAGCGGCAAAACTTCTGCGGGTTAATCCGCAGGCGGTATACCGGCTGATTAACGGAAAACAGCTTGTGGCTCTGCGCCTTGGACTGATCAAGATCCGGGGCAGTGACCTGGAGCGCTTTATTGAGCAGTATCCGGCATACGAGCCGGAGGAAGGAGGTGATCAGAGTGGCGAAGCTTAACTTTATCCAGTCCCAGCACCCGCGGATGCTCAGCTACGTGGAGTGCCGGAGTGATCCGGCGGAAGAACCGGAGCCGGAGAAGACATTGTATGACTGGCTGGGAGATCTGGCTGAGGCCGTGATGGTTGTAGCTGCAGCGTTATGCGGGGCAACCGGTTTTGCGTTCTGGGTGTTTATTGTTCTGGCGTTGGTATAGGAGGAAGGTGAGGAGATGACGCTGGAGCAGTTCGTGAAGCCAATTGATGGGCATGCAACTTTCACTATTTACAAGGATAGTCAGCCGTTTCTGTATGAGGGAAGTTTTGATTATGTCGTGCTGCCGGATGAGGATTGGGAAGAAACTAAGGCGCAATGGCGGCGCAGAGAGCCGACCTGTATGTCGCAGACCGAATGGTGGTCGGAAGTAAAGGACTTGGAAGTAACATGCTGGAACGTTGCAGGATTTGGTTATGGCGATGCACTGACGATTGTCTTTCTAAAGTCGGCAGAAAAAGAAGAAACCCCAGAAGCGGCAACTTCCGGGGAATCGGGTAAATAAAAAAACAATTTACAGTCTCATTATAGGTGAGGCGCGGAGGGAAATCAAGATGGTAAAGGTAATTATTCAGATGGATGGCGAGCAGGATAAGGTGCTTTCTGGTGAGTTCGCGAATGTGATGACAGCATCAGACGCGGGAGTTGGATATGAGGTACATGATGGTATCTTTGGTGAGATTAAGCCGGGCGAATTGCCGGACGTTCTTGCGCAGACAACAGCTGAGACGATAAGAAAGGCATATGAAGATCCGAAGGATTGTATTGCGGCAATGTTTCGGATTTCGAAGTTATTCCAGGGCGTGCTTCTGGATGAAATTACTGAGAACAAAGAAAGGTTAGAGTTGTCGGAAGGTGCAAAGGAGTTATTGGATCTGGCAATTGCAGTGAAAGAGGGGATGCGCAATGGCAACTAAGACATTAATCAGCCTTGGCCGTCACCCGGTCAACAGTCTGCAGGTCGGCCAGATGATCCGCTTCCAGTCCCGTTGCTTTGTGCAGGAGATGGTGCTGACCATCCGGCGGCTGCAGTGGCTGAAGGATAAGGTCGTTATCTCCGGTGACGAAGCAAATGACGTGGTACTCAGCGTGTATGACTGGGTGGAACTGGTGAAGGAAGAGAAAGAGGCAGTGTAATGACAGTAACAAAGCAGATCTTTGGCAGCCGAGAAGCATGGCTGCAGGCGAGGCGGAACCATATCGGCGGCTCTGATGCGGCGGCCTGTGTGGGAATGAACCCATATAAGGATAATGTCCAGCTTTGGGAAGAGAAAATGGGCCTGGTCGAGCCGGAAGATATCTCTAACAAGGATTATGTCCGGTACGGCACGGAGGCGGAGAAACATATCCGCACTCTGTTTACTCTGGATCATCCGGAGTACACAGTGTCCTATGATGAGGATAACATGTTTCGCAATGACCGATACCCCTGGATGCATGCTTCACTGGATGGTGAGCTGACAGATGAGCGTAGTCGGCGCGGAATCCTGGAGATTAAAACCACAGAGATTCTGCAGAGCAGCCAGTGGGAAAAGTGGCGTGGCAGGATCCCGGACAATTATTTCTGTCAGATACTGCATTATCTGGCGGTCACCGAATGGGATTTTGTGGTGCTGAGAGCGCAGCTTAAGAGCCAAAGAGCCGGCACACTGCTGATTGAAACAAGAGATTACATAATTGAGCGGGAGGATGTAGAGGCAGACATTCAGTGTCTGGTGGAAGCGGAGCGGTGCTTCTGGGAGCATGTCCAGAGTGGCCGCCGTCCTAACCTCATCCTTCCGGCAATCTAAAGGAGAACAGCATGGAATTGAAAATTTACAGCCCGCAGGATGCAGGATTTATCCAGAAAATTGACTGGAACTTCGAGGAGCTGAAAACAGAGATCAGCGCGGTGGCGCAGGAATATGAAACCTCTGTTTATACGGATGACACAATCGGTGATGCCAAGGCAGACCGGGCGAAGCTTAATAAATTTAAGGATGCCCTGACCGGAAAGCGTACCGAAATCCGCAAGAAGCTCCTGGAGCCGGACGAGCTCTTCGGGCAGCAGGTGAAGGAACTGACCGGGATCGTACAGAAGGCCATTGATAACATCGATGGTCAGGTGAAAGGCTACGAGGAGCGTAAGCGCAATGAAAAGCTGGACAAAGTCCGGGAGTTTTACGAGGACAACATCCAGGATCTGGCGGAGTATCTGCCGTGGAATCGTGTCGTGAAGCCGGAATATGGCAACGCCTCTAAGACCATGAAATCCATCAAAGAGGAGATTCTGGCATTGATCCAGAAGGTTGCTGAGGGCATTGCCATTTTGAATGAGGTAGACAGCCTTTATGCAGGGGATATGAAGCGAGTATTTTTACAGTCCTATGATATCGGCGCGGCTATGGCAGAGCGCAACCGCCTGGAGGAGGATGAGAAGCGCCGGAAGATCTACGCAGAGCAGCAGGCAAAACTGAAAGCTGAGCGTGAAGCAAAGTGGCAGCAGGAAGCAGAACGGGTGATGAGTGCCGGCAGACAGTCGATGCCAGAAGCAACAGCGCAGCCGTCACAGCCGCAGCAGGGCATTCCAGTAACGGAAACCGTGGAAGATCCGGTGCATGTGCTGGACTTCCGGGTATATGTAACAAAGTCCCAGATGGAGCAGTTAAAGAAGTTCTTAAATGAATCCGGTATCCGGTTCGAGCCGGTACCGAAACAGTAAAGGAGGATATTACATTATGGCAGTAGGAAACAGTTTAGCAGCAAAGTCGCAGAAGCCTGCGGAACAGAAGGTAGAGTTTGAGGTAGCCGGAGAAAAGGTGGTTCTGACGCCGCAGACGGTGAAGAATTATCTGATTAGCGGTGATAAGGATCGTGTCTCCATGCAGGAGGTCGTGATGTTTATCAACCTGTGTAAGTATGCAGGTCTGAATCCGTGGCTGAAGGAAGCGTACTGCATTAAGTATGGAAATGAACCGGCAACCATGGTGGTCGGCAAGGAAGCGTTTATGAAGCGTGCGGAGAAAACTCCGGGATACGACGGATTTGAAGCTGGCGTGATCGTGCTGTCCGGCGGGGAAGTTATTTACCGCACTGGAACACTAAAACTGCCGGAAGAAGAAATCATGGGCGGCTATGCAGAGGTATACCGGAAAGACCGTTCTCATCCGTACCGCATTGAAGTTGCTTTTGACGAATATGCCGGAAGAAAGAAGGACGGCAGCTTGAACAGTCAGTGGTCGAAACGGCCGGCAACCATGATCCGTAAGGTTGCCCTGGTACAGGCACTTCGCGAAGCATTCCCGGAGACCTTCACCGGTCTTTATACAGCGGAAGAGGTCGGGACAAATGAACCGGAAGCAAATTCTTCTGATGTTTTTCTTGGTGAGCAGGATGTAGCAGCGATTCCGCAGCAGGATCCGGTCGGTCAGACTGCAGTTCCGCAGCCACAGTCAGCTGAGGCAGAGAACATCGAAAAGGATTTTTTTAATTAAAGCGAAAGGAGCAACACATAATGGCAAAGTATATGAGCCTTGACCGGTTCGCTGGGGGGGCCTTACTGGAGCGCTTTAATCTGGCCATGCGTCAGATTGTCCAGAACATTGCGGATACCAATGCGGATCCGCAGAAGGCCAGGACCTTGACAATCAAGCTGACGTTTAAGCCGGATGCGGGGCGCAGTGTAAAAACGTCCATCGCAACCAACGTCAGCCTGGCTCCGCCGATTGCCGATGAGACTATGATGCTGATCGGCAAGGATGCCCGGACCGGTACGGTACAGATGAGTGAGATCGATGATGCAAGCCAGGCAGTTTCCGTACAGGGCAGCATGATTCCGGTAAAAGCCGAGGTTGTCCCACCAGCTCCACCGGTACAGGCATTTGATCCGGAAACGGGTGAAATCTATGAGACGGAAGCGCCAAAGCAGCAGGCACCTATTGATTTAAGACAAATGTAAAGGAGAACAAATATGTTAGAAGGATTAAAAGAAGCGTTAGGCTATGTAGTGGAACTTGGAAACGGCGCAGTTAAGACCGAGGTGGTTGAGATTGCTGGAAAGACTTATGCACGCAGCGGTTATGGCAGCTTGAAGCGTTATGATGCAGCGGATTATGCGGAGCCGGTAACGGCATCCACTCTGACTGCACTCTCTGATTATATCGAGAACTGCAGTGAGGAGTTCCGTGGTCGCAAGATGATTATTCACGTGGAAAGTCCGACCGAGGTGCGCCTGGTATCCGTTCTGGATGCGGATCGTAGACGTGAGACGCTGTTTAGAGCAGAAGCCATCGTGTCAGAGTTCCGTTTTGACCGTTGGTATGATCAGGAAGGTTTTATGCTTGGTTTGCAGGCCAACTTCCAGCCGACCGCAGATCTGAATCTGATCCTGAAGGTTTCTGGAAACATCGAGAAGAAAAATAACGCAGCCTACAGTGATGATGGTGTGAGCCAGGTTGTTACCATGCAGACCGGTGTGGCCACAAAGGCGGATGCTCTGGTGCCGAATCCGGCCAGATTAAAACCGTTCCGCACCTTCCAGGAAGTTCCGCAGCCGGAAAGCAATTTTGTGTTCCGGATCGGTGACGATGAGGAGCCGACCTTTAAACTTGTCGAGGCCGAGGGTGGCATCTGGCGCAACGAAGCAATCCAGAATATCAAAGATTATCTGGCAACCCTGCTGGCAGACATGCCGAAGGAAATCCAGGACATGATCACCATTATCGGTTAATAAAGTTACCTCTGCGGTTTAATGTGTCACGAACATGAATGCCGCTGGTACTGCCCCGCTGACTTTACGGCGGGGCATATAAAGAGAATATAGGAGGGCACCATGCAGAGAGACAGCATGGTTTTTTACAGAAGCTTCCATGAAGCAACCCGGGAGCTGCCTCCGGAGATTTATAAAGAGGCCATGGTGGCTCTGATGGATTATGCGCTGGATGGCAGGATCAATGAGGTATCTGCTTACGCAAATATGTTTTTGCAGATGGCAAAGCCCCAGGTGGATGCCAATAACCAGCGTTACATAAATGGCAGCAAGGGCGGGCGGAAGCCAGAACCGAAATCAGAAAAAGGTGAAGTTCAGAAAACCAAACCCGAACCGAAACGGAACCAAACTGGAACCAAATCCGAACCTAATGTAAATGTTAATGTAAATGATAATGTTTTAAAAGAAAACACCCTAAAGGGTGTAAAAGAAAAGCGCTTCGCGCCACCCACCCCGGAGAATGTGAGGGGATATTGCCGGGAAATGGGGTACGCGAACGTAGATGCTGAGCGTTTTGTGGATTTCTATGTCGCAAAAGACTGGATGATTGGCAAGAACCGGATGAAAGACTGGAAAGCTGCTGTCCGTAACTGGGCGCGGCAGGATCATTTTTCAGCGGCAGGGAAGCAGAAGAAAAACGCATTTTTGAACTTTGACGATCGAGGTACTGACTACGATGCCATGGTGGCTGAAGAAGCCAGGCGGATGATACAGGATAGCGGAGGTGGTACGGATGAACAGCACTGAGAAAATGGTCCTGGAGCTGCATACTGCAGGAAAGTCTATCCCTGACATTGCTGCCCGGATTGGAAGAACAGAGTCCACGGTGTATATGTACCTGAGTCGGCATGGGCTGAACCCGTCTAAGTGCAGAAAGCGGCCGGAGCTAGGCATAGGATCCTGGAGAATCAATCAGGCCCGCAATAAGGCCCGTGTCGGCAACCGGATCCGCGTCAAAAGCGTGAAGATGGTAGTGCTTGGAGATGAAAATGCGAAGCTGATCAGCGTGCCGGTTCTGGCCCGCGTGATATCCACGGCAAGTAAATATTTTTGCCTAGTGGAGTTGCCGAGTGGCACACGGGAGTGCATCCTGTGGATTGATATGGTCGGCGAGAGCCTAGACAGATACTGAGGGAGAGGAACATGGAGGAAGAGAGAAGCACTGCTGTAGCTGAGCAGCAGGATGAATGTGAAGATTACGCGGTTGATGTTACGACCGCGAGCAGCTGGTATAAAAATGTGAGTTACGATGATGCGAAGATCTTTATCCGGACAAACATCGAATCGGCGGCACGGAGCTTTATTGCCATCGGATATTATCTCAAACTTATTCGGGACGGCGAGCTGTACCGCGAGGAAGGTCATGAGAACATCTGGGATTTTGCAATGGCGGAGTACGGTATCAGCAAATCTACAGCCAGCCGGTATATGAGCATGAATGACCGGTTCTCCCTGGACGGCAACAGCCCGATCGTGGACCAGAAATACAAGGACTTTGAGAAGTCAAAGCTGCAGGAGATGCTGTCTCTGACGGATGAGCAGCTGGAGCAGGTGACTCCGGAAATGAAGGTCCAGGAGATTCGGGCCATGCGGCAGCCGAAGGAGATCCCGTACTTTGAACTGGAGGGACAGATGGATCTGGAAACAGACTTTCCGGAAATCATGCCGGAAACACCGACGGCGCCAGCGGTGGCTCAGCCGGCTACGATCCAGACAACAATGACTCTGGAGGAGATGATGGGCGGGGAGGAGCTGGGAGAGCAGCCAGAAAAGTTATCTGCCTATGGTACACCGAAAAGAATTTATCCGGAAGGCAGTTTACTGACAGAACCGAGCTGTGAAGGAGGGCATTACTGTTCTTCCTGCGCGGAGATGGAGTGTGGTATCCGTGAAAAAGATTGTCAATGCTGGTATGCACCGTGTGGGAATCCATTTCCGTGCGAGATTGTTGCAGGAAGATCGTTGCATTTATTGACAGAGCAGCTGGGTGACAGCTGTCAGTTTGTCAATCATGATTTGGCGTACCATTATCCGGGCAACGGAGAGGCGGCACCGTGCTGTTGCCGGTGTAAAAATCCGTGCGAATGGGCATGTGAGAGGGCAACCGCAGAAAAAGGAGAGAAAGAGGTTGTTGCGACATCGCAACAGGAAACACCATCGACGGTTTTGGAGACCGATGCTCAGCCTGCTGCCAATAATCAGGAATCCGCTGCCGAAAAGCAGCGTTCCGGGAAGTGCCTGCATAATCCGCTGTATGATTGCAGCCTGGCAGATGAGGATAAGGTTATCCCGGGAACCGGCGAGGGTTGTACAAATTGTTGCTGCTGGGAGTGCCCGAAGCATGGGGACTGTAGACTGGAGTGCTACGCTTCAGAGCGGCGAAAGTATCAGACAGAAGATGAGAAAACAGAAAAAGAGCTGGATCCGGAACCGATTGAGTATGACCGACATACCCTGGAGAACATGATTCAGGATGCCAAGGAAGAACTTGAAATAATGCGTGATTACTGGGTACAGAATCAACCGTACACATATGCCAAACATAGCATGATGATTCAGGCGTATGAGATGTTGCTGCAGGCACATGATGCAGCTGATCAGAAACAGGAACCGGTGGAAGGGGAAAATGATGAAAAAACAAATATGCACCCGGGATATAAAGCTGAGTGAGCATAATATATCCCGTGCCAAATATAACGAGCTGAAGTATTTTTGCATGCAGTACCATGAGAAGAAGCAGAAGCTTGAAAATGCTTACGGATTGAAAGCAACAGTTAATGACGGCATGCCTAAAGGAAATACATCTGGAGATTCTACGGCGCAGGACGCAGTAAGAAATGCCATGTTGCAGGATGATCTCAGATTGATTGAGGAAACAGCCAAGAAAGCTGCACCAGAGATATATAAGTGGATTTTGAAGAACGTTACCGAGGGGACACCTTATGAATGGTTGGATGTTCCGGTAGGACGGAGGCAGTTTTACGAGTATCGGAGATATTTTTTCTATCTGCTGGCGCAGAAAAGGTAGTTTATAAAAATTTTATAATTTTCTTTTCAATAGCTAAATAGTAATTTTGAAAAGTTTACATAAAACTGAAAAGATTGGCGAGCATAGGATTCGGATAGAAAGTCAATTATCGGTGCTTTGTTAAATTGCTATTTAGCGTAGAAACATAGGATTTCTGCGGATTTGTGGGGGTTTACAAATGAATTTATTTATGCTATTTTGCAGAAAAGGGCAAGAGAAAAGCCACCTATTCAGTGGTGGGTGGCTTATTGATGAAAAAGTTTTTGAGTTAAATAAGTGACATAGTCAGAGGTTTCAAGGACCAATCGCTTTAATTGGCTGACGGTAACAATAACGGAATTTTTGGTTTTGTTGTTTTCGATATCACAAATCGTAAACGTTCCATCTGGATTTTCATTAAGTTCGAATCCAGACAGAGTTAGTAGATATTCAGCAGTGTTTGTTGCCATACTTCCAGTTTCACCGTATATCAAATACGAAACAGACACATCGAGTACATCAGCAATACGCTTTAGAGTATCGTGATTAGGTTCTCGATTATTGTTTTCATAGTTTGAATAAGTCGAATATGGAATTCCCAATGCTTCGGCAACAGCTCGTTGAGATATTTTTTTATCCATTCTGATACGCTTGATGCGTGTTCCAATTTTTATGATTTCGTTTAGACTCATAATATTCACCTCTGAATATATTTTAGCATAAAATATTCAAATTTGCAAACATACACTTGACATATTCAATATTGAATATTATAATTCACATATATTCGATAGCGAATAGAATGGAGGCGAGACAATGAAACGAGTAGGAATTATCATGGATGATGAACTTCACAAGCAGTTAAAGCATCTGGCGGTAAATGAAGGAAGAACAGTGACAGAGATCATTACCGAGCTTGTGAAAACAGAAATTGAAACAAAAAAAGAGCAGTCACGTTAAAAACTTTGGCGAGTTCCGTGATTGCTCAAAACCGAAACCTGTAAACCCAGGAATCACTTTGTATTGTAAGTGATTCCGCCAGAAATTGCAAGGAGGAAATTGCAATGCAGAATTTAATGATTTTTGAAGGACACGATGTAGAAGTATTTGAATTTGAGGGACAGGTATTATTTAACCCGAAGCATGTAGCTGAAATTCTTGGCATTAAGAATGTGAATGATAATATTTCAAGGATGAATGAAAAGCAGGTTGTTAAGCTGACAAATTCTAAAGTCGGTAAAACCGATTTTAGAAAATTACATAACACAGGCGAGAACTTCCTCACCGAAAGCGGCGTGTATAAGCTGGTATTTAAAAGCCATAAGCCAAATGCAGAAGCTTTCACAGACTGGATCGCAGATGAAGTTCTTCCAACTCTCCGTAAGACCGGTTCCTACGAGATGCCAAAGCAGGACAAGTCTAAGAAAGAGAAACTTCCTTCCGTGAACATGATGGTGAAGAACATCAAGGAGGCTCTGCACGATGCCGGGGTAGATTCCAAGTATATAGCTGCTGAGGTGGTGAGAATTTACTCCGATTCTGGCTATCCGGTCAATGCTCCGGTGATTTCCGATCTGACGAAGCTGTGGGATTGCACATCCATTGCAAAAGAACTTGGAATTTTATCTGAGTCTGGTCGCCCGCATGATAAAGCGGTGAGTGCCATTATCCAGAAGTTAGATATTTTTTCAGATGAAATCGTCCGGACAGCTTACAGCCGGAATGGACATGATGGTGTTACGGTTCAGTACAAAGACAGTGTTCTGGAGAAGGTCAGAGAGTGGCTGAATGAGAATGGTTATCCCACTGTGATCGAGTTTGTGCTCTCCAACGGCAACAGCAATAAATGCAAGGTTGTTTACGGGGAGGTGGCATAATGTCATATCGTGAATTTCGTGAACAGATTGTACCGTCCGTATTAGAACTGCAGAAAGAGTGTAGTAAAATGAGTGAAGAGGAGTTTAACGAGTTTCGCAAAGATGTGATGTGCGAAGTTGGTAAGCAGAAACTTAGTATGCAGTTTATGACTGCGGTGTTTGATCTGATACATGGTAAGTTATTTGCGGAGAAAGCGAATACAGCGCAGGGGGTGGCATAAGATGAACATTTAGGAAGAATTACGTATTAATGGTTATTAGCCTGTAGCTGGTTGTGCTGGAACGGATTTGGCAGAATTTTTTCAGGGCCTTATGGATAGATATAAATGCAAGTGCTCACCGTTCATGCTTTCGGTGGCATATACATACGGTGTGATTCAGGGAAAACGAGAGAAACGTGCCAGAAAGAAAAATAAAAAAGTGGGTAACTACGGAGGGGTACTTCCGTGATATTATGGTAGCATGCATGAAGCCAAAGGCAGACAGCTTGCGACTTTCTTGTACATACTACAAATGTGTTTCCCGTCAGGTGTTACAGCCTGGCGGGGGATTCTCCGCGTAACAGATCGGATGTCCTGCATAGTGCACCATGGCACTGGCTATGTAGGAGGTGGTTCGAACCCACCTGTGCGGATTTGGTTGGCAGCTACCGTACAAAAGACTGCAGCGCGGCCCATACACCCGGCTGTGCTTAATGGGACGTAGCTCAGCAGGTTAGAGCATCTGGCTTATATCCAGCGTGTCGAGGGTTCAAATCCTTCCGTTCCAATTTGCTTCATAAGAAGCCCTTTTTCATGAAAGCACCTGTCGCGAGATGGGTGCTTTTGTTATGTCTATCTTTAACTGATGAAAGAACGTGAGTTCGGTTGATTTTTTAATAAAATCAATTATAATGGTAATATTAATACAAAAGAGGTGGGGGAATATGCCGAACTGGGGACAAGTTCTTGCGAGCATTAATGAATCTGCGAATCCGTTAGATATGACGCGACGAAAGTATTTAAAAATCATGAATAAATACACAGACAGGAATGTCATTGCATATTATTCTGCATTTATACAGAAGCCAAGTATAGCAGGCACTGGTATAGATGATAGTGACAAAAATGCATTCATGCAAGCAGTTTGTGGTTTAGATCGATCAAAAGGACTTGATCTGATTCTACATACTCCAGGTGGAGCGATTGCTGCAACTGAATCTATAGTTTATTATTTGAAAAAATTGTTTGGGAACGATATTCGTGTTTTTGTTCCACAAATAGCTATGTCAGCGGGGACAATGATAGCACTTTCCGCAAAAGAAATTGTTTTAGGAAAGCAATCTAATTTAGGTCCGATCGATCCTCAATATGGTGGAATGTCATGTGCAGGGATTATTGAGGAGTTTGATGAAGCATTAAGCGCAGTATCAAAAGATGCTTCTGCAGCCAAGATATGGGGGTTGATAATTCAAAAATATCATCCTACTTTTATCGGTGATTGTCGAAAAGCGATAAGTTGGTCTGAAAGTATGGTAAAAGAATGGTTGGAAAAAAATATGTTTGAAAGCTATTCTGATAAAGAAGAAAAAGCAGATAAAGTTATTGAAATGTTATCTAGTCATGCAAAGACGTTTTCGCATTCTAGACATATTCATATAGATGAATTAAAAGCGTTAGGATTGAATATAATAGAGCTTGAAGGACTTGATAATCGAAAAATTAGCGGTTGCAAGGACTTACAAGATTGTGTATTAACGATTCATCATGCATATATGCAAAGCCTTTCTCAAACCAGTGCGATAAAAATCATAGAAAATCACAATGGTGGTGCAATGATTATGAACAAAACTAATTAGGAGGTAGTTATCATGTCAGAAAAAGATTTGGCGGAGTATAGAAAAATTGTGGGTGATATAGATTATGGAGAATATATGGGAGCGGAGCAGCAGGGAGAAATGTTGAAAAGATGCTCAATTTTAGACAATATTGAAATCGGATATAGTAGTAATACTCAGATGTTAGAACAGCACACGATTAATTAAAATGATTTGAATGAGTAGGAGTCACCCCGTGTGGCTCTTTTCTTATGCCAAAAACAGAAAGCGAGGTGAGCCCGAATGACTGAAAAACAGAAAATCTTTGCAGACGAATATCTGATTGACCTGAATGCCACCCGGGCTTACAAGGTCGCATATCCAAGAGTGAAGAATGATGATGTGGCGGCTGCGGCCGCTGCCAGGCTGTTAAGAAATGTTAAGGTTGCCGCCTACATTTCTGAGCGCATGCAGGAACGGCAGAAACGGACCGAGGTTACCCAGGACAGGGTAATCGAGGAACTGGCTGCTATTGCCTTTGCGAAAGCTACGGATTTTGCCCAGATTGTAAATGGCAATGTGGTCCTGACGGATACAGCAGATCTGACGGAGAGCCAGATCAGGGCCATTGCCGGAATCAAAGAGGGCAAGTTCGGCATTGAACTGAAACTGAACGATAAAGAAAAGGCCCTGGAGCTGCTTGGGCGGCACCTTGGCATGTTTAAGGATAAGGTTGAGGTGTCCGGTTTGGCATCCGAGCAGAGCAAGCTGGATGATCTGATTCAGCAGATGCGAGGTGGTGGATAGTGAGCACGGAACGGCTGCTGCTGTCAGAAAAATATAAAGCCTTCCTTCGGTGCGATGCTCCTGTTGAGTTTCTGGAGGGCACAACTGCTGCCGGAAAGACCACGGTGGGGTTGTTTAAGTTTATGCTTAAAGTTGCAGAGAGCTCCAAGAAGCTGCACATCATCGCTGCAAAGGATACCGGTACCGCCGAGAAGAACATCATTAACAAAGACTTGGGCATTGTGGATGATTTCGGTGTACTGGTTGAGTACAACGGCAACGGCACCAAGGATGATAAAATCCCTCACATCCTGTTCCATACGTCCGGTGGGGACAAGGTCATTTATGTGATGGGCTATGGTGACAAGAAAAAGTGGCAGAAGGCCCTTGGCGGTCAGTATGGCTGCCTGTATATCGATGAGATTAACACCGCGGACATTGACTTTGTCCGTGAGGCTGCCATGAGATGCGACTACCTGATGGCTACGCTGAATCCAGATGATCCGTCACTGGATGTGTACAAGGAGTACATCAACTGCAGCAGGCCGCTTCCAGAATGGGAGCAGGAGACACCGCAGGAAATTAAAGATGAACTGAGAGAAGAGCCAAAAGCCGGCTGGGTGCATTGGTTCTTTTCTTTTGCGCATAACCTGGGACTTCCGAAAGAAAAATTGGATAAGATCCTGGCAAACACTCCGAAAGGAACGAAAATCTGGAAGAACAAGATCCTGGGGCTGCGTGGTAAGGCAACCGGCCTGGTGTTTCCAAACTTTGACCGGAAAAAGCATGTTGTTACTGCGGCATGGGTGAGATCAGAAGTGGAAGCGGGACGGATCCAGTGGAAGAAGTTTACCTGCGGAATGGATACGGCATATTCCAGTAAGTCTCCGGATACGATCGCGATGCTTTTCCAGGGAATCACAACGGACCGACGCCTGATTACGCTGGCTGAAAGGGTTTATAACAATGCAGACCTGAAAAATCCGATCGCGCCCAGTGACACGGTGGTAAAACTCATTGATTTTCTGGAGCAGTGCCGGAAGAAGTGGGGCTTTGCCAAGGATGTCTATGTAGACAATGCCGACCAGGCAACTATGACGGAGCTGAAAAAGTATAAGCGGCTGCATAGCTGTCTTTACAATTTTTGGGATGCGTATAAGAAATTGACTATTCTGGATCGAATCAAGCTGCAGCTTGGCTGGATCCAGCAGGGCTGCTATCTGGTGGTTGATGAGTGCCCGGAGCATCTGGCTGAGCTTGATAAGTACAGTTGGAAAGAAGATAAGGACGAACCGGAAGACCGGAACGACCATACGATAAACGCAAATCAGTATGCATGGATCCCGTACCGGTCCATGATAGGTTTTGAGGAGGATAAGCAGAAATGAGGTGGTTGGAAAAGATGGGTGACAATATTCGCCGAGGCGTAAAAAGCTGGCTGCAGATAGATTCAGCGGCGCCGTACAGCATCCAGATCAAGGAGATGATGGATTTTGAGACCAATGCCATTCGCAACCGGATCTGGTATCGAGGTGACGGTAATGAGCTGGAACAGCTTTACGGGACTCTGAAGGATTATGCAGATAAATACAAATTCTGGGCCTGCAAGAGTACGCCTGGCATTGAGATGCGCAAGATCCATACGGGACTCCCACAGCTTATCGTGAAGGTTCTGACGGCTATTGTGTTGTCGGACATGAATGACTTCGATTTTGACAGTGGCAAACAGGGCAAGATCTGGGAAGCCATCGAGGAGCAGAATGGATTCAGAAAAAAGATGGAAAAGGCGCTGAAAGAAATCCTGTACATCGGAGACGGAGCTTTCAAGGTGACGATTGACACTGCAGTGAGCGAGTACCCGATCCTGGAATGGTATCCGGGAGACCGGATTGAAATACTCTATCAGCGTGACCGGTTGCGTGAGGTGATTTTTAAGACACCGTACAATGCAAAAGGTAAGCGGTATGTGCTCAATGAGCGCTATGGCTATGGTTACATCATCAATGAGTTATATCTGGATGAAAAACCGGTGGATCTGAAGGCCCTGGATCAGACCAGAAACTTGCAGGACTGGCGGTTTGATGAGAAGACCATTCTTGCTGTACCGATCCATGTGTACGAATCCACGAAGTACGAGGGCCGTGGCGGATCTATTTACGACGGTAAGCTGGACAGTTTCGATGCATTTGATGAGGTGTGGTCCCAGTGGATGGATGCTCTTCGGGCAGGCAGGGCAAAAACGTATGTGCCGGACTGCCTGGTACCCAAAGACCCGATGACTGGTAAGCCAATGAGGCCGAATCCATTTGATAACCGCTTCTTCGCCGGAGATAACAATATGGATGAAAAGGGAGAAAATAAAGTCCAGACCGATCAACCGGTTATCCCACATGACAGTTACCTGGCATCTTATGTGACGGCGCTAGATTTGTGCTTGCAGGGCATCATAAGTCCAAGCACGCTTGGTATTGATACGAAGAAGCTGGATAATGCGGAAGCACAGCGGGAAAAAGAAAAGACCACGCTTTATACCCGGAACGCCATCGTGGAAGCGATGCAGGAGACACTGCCGAATGTGGTCAGTGCGGCGGTCAATGCTTACAACATTCTGATCGGGCAGCAAGTCGAAGATGTAAAGGTGGATATCCCATTCGGCGAGTACGCAAACCCTTCTTTCGAGAGTCAGGTGGAAACCTTGGCGAAAGCAAGACCTGGAGTGGCGCTGATGAGTGTGGAAGCACAGGTGGAAGAATTGTATGGTGATTCCAGAGATGACGAATGGAAGCGGGAAGAGATTGCACGTCTGAAAGCAGAACAGGGCATTGCAGAAGTAGCAGAACCGGGAGTCAATATGGCTGCCGGTATTTTTGACGTTAATCTGGGAGGTAATGCAAATGCAGGTCAAGGTAATGAACCGGATGTACAGAATGAGCCAAGCGGAGTATCAGGGACTGCTGAAGGTGGCGAGTGAGCAGGTTCCGTTCGGCGTGTACGCCATTGAGAAAAAGGGGTATGCGGAACTAAGAAATGATCATTGCAAGAGCACGACCCAGTTAAAAGCTCTGGTTCGTGGTTTTAAGGCTCAGGGTTTCAAAGTACTGTCAAATAATGGGCAGATGCTGAAATCTACGGGAAGGGATGCTGCGGAAGGGGCGCTGATGAGTGCAACATAACGAATATGACCTTGCGGAAGCTTTCCAGCGCATCGAGAATGAACTGATGGCATCCATGATCCGGAATATGGACCGACACCGGGCGGAAGAGACTGCAGAAGGCTATAACTGGTCCATGTGGCAGGCAGAGCAGCTGAAAGCTCTGGAGAAGTACAAGCGAAAGAACTGGAAAAAGTATCAAAAACAGTTTAAGAGTATCAACAGTCAGATCGAGCAGCTGATCCGACAGGCCCGTCTGAAAGGTGGCATGAAGCAGGAACTTAAGATTCTGCAGGCTATCCGGAAAGGTTGGAAGACCCACGGCACGAACGGGACGCCGGCGCATGATGCCATGACAGCAGAGTTTTTCCGACAGAATGATCGCAAGTTGGACGCCTTGGTGGAGGCTACCATGCACGATATGGAAGTAGCAGAAACGGCAGTGCTTCGGAAAGCGAACGATGATTATCGGAAGGCAATCTACAACGCCCAGATTTATGCCAATACCGGTGCGGGCACTTATGAAAAGGCTGTTGATATGGCTACGAAGGATATGCTGTCCCGTGGCCTTAATTGTGTGATGTACGCCAACGGTGCACGCCACACACTGTCTGATTATGCTGATATGGCGATCAGGACGGCCAGCAAGCGGGCATACCTGCAGGGAGAAGGCGAGAAGCGGCAGGAATGGGGTATAGCCACTGTTATTATGGTAAAGCGCGGGAATCCGTGCCCTAAGTGCCTTCCCTTCGTCGGCAAGGTACTTATCGATGATGTGTGGAGCGGCGGCAGTAAGGACGGCGTGGATCCAGAGACCGGGAAACGCTATCCGCTTATGAGCTACGCCATCAGCAAAGGTCTTTACCACCCACGATGTAAGGACTCACACACTACATATTTTCCGGGCATTTCCACAGCAGACGATAGCTGGACTGCAGAAGAACTGGAAGCAATCGAGCAGCAGAGCAAGGCTGAAGCCAGACAGCAGTATGTAGCCAGACAGATACAAAAATATGACAGGCTGGCAAAGTATTCGCTGGATGCGGATAATAAGCAGACTTACAGCGACAAGGTGGCAGAATTAAAAACTGTTGCAAAAGAGTCGGAAGATGATACAATGGATCTATCATTAGATGATCAAAGAGTGATTTTATCATATAAAAGTTTTGAGTCATTTACAATCAATGATGTTCTGAGGAGAATGACGAGCATGGATGATTTGACTCAGGAACAGAAGAAATTTGTATCTGATTTAGACAACGCTTTGAATAAAGTACCAACATATGAAGGGACATTGATACGGACAGTTGATTTTTCTGATTATCAGGATGCTGCCGATCGAGAACTCGAATTTGTGTCTGAATTTGTTCCAGGAAAGAAAATTGAAATCCCACAGTACTGGAGCACATCGAAACGAGAAGGCTATAACGATGATGCAAAGATAAGGATCTACATTGAAGATTCTCGAAAAGGTAGAGATATTAGTTCAATTGGCTTGGATGAGAGCGAAGTGCTTTATGAGAGAAAAAATAAATTTACTGTTATTGCAAAAGTATTTCAGGATAACATGTGGCAAATATTGCTGAGGGAGGAATGATTGTGGCATACGAGGATATTTACAAAGGATTAACGGAAGAAGAACGACTTCGAATGCTTAAAGCGGATATTCCTAAACCGGTAGTAATTGGAGAAGCGAATTTGACACAAGAAGAGATTAAAGCAGGAGAGGAAACGCTGAAAAAGCTTGTAAGACTTTCCAAGCGGGCTAAAAGAGAAAAAAGAGATATCTTATTGACGAAAGAAGAAATAGATAAGGAATAATACCACCAGTCAGTAGGCCGGTGGTATTTTTGTACTCATTTTTAGAAAGGGATGAATGATATGAAAAATAAAATTTTAGCTTTTATGGTAGCTTTTTGTGTGGCCCTGGGGGCATCTGGCTGTTCTTCTTCTACCGCATCCACGGTAAATCACAACCTGTCCAAAGATGCAAATGAATTTAACGTATATCGTAGAATAACAGTCACAAATGCAAGAACCGATACGGTTATGCTCCAGGCTGAGGGTTACATGGCACTCAGCAACAATAGCTCCAATGAACTGGTTGTAACGATTAAAACAGGACAGGATCAGTATTACAAAGATTATATTTATTTGAATGACTGGACCTGTTATGTAATGGAGCAAACAGAGCCAAAAGGAACAGATAAATATCATTATGAACTGGTATTTTACCCGGAAAGACTGATTCCGAGCGTTGAAATTAAATAAGGATGCGTTGCGACGTCGCAACAGATGCGAAAAGTCATTGAAAAGCTATAAATAGTCATAGCACTTAGTCATAAGCACGCAGAAATGCGTGTTATTTTTATGCCCAAACGCGAGTATGGCATTAAACTCTACGCGGCCGGTGACACCGATGACAATGGATCAGCAGTAAGAGTGACACTCTCAAAATGGAAAGGAGGCCATTATTATGGCAGAAGGAAATCAGAACCAGGGACAGCAGGGAGCAGGACAGCAGAATCAGCAGACAGGAGCAGCAGGGGCATCGGCGGCACAGCAGAATCAGAGCAATCAGCAGGGAACAGCTCCGGCGATTGACTACGGAAAGATTCAGCAGATGCTTGATGGCACCCTGGAAGCCAAGGAAAACACTGCACTGAAAGCCTATTTCAAGCAGCAGGGACTCAGCCAGGACGAGGTTGAGCAGGCCATTGCAGTCTTTAAGCAGCTGAAGGCGGCCAATACTCCGGATGTTGGCGCTATGCAGGCGCAGGTAACACAGGCGCAGACAGCAGCACGGCAGGCGCAGATCAACAGTGCGGCAACTATGGCGGCGGTATCCCTTGGTATTAGCGCCAATACTATCCCGTATGTGATCAAGTTGGCTGATTTCAGTCAGGTAGTAGGTCAGGACGAAAAAATCAATGAAGAGACATTAAAAGCGGCGCTGAATAAGGTGCTGGAGGATGTGCCGGGGCTGAAACCGCAGGCAGCAGGTACTACCGGATTTGTCCAGGTAGGGGCTGCAAGCAGCAACGCTGGGGCCGGACAGGCCCAGCAGGCAACACAGACACAGGCAAGCGTACCAACGAAGCGTTGGAATCGCTGGAACTAAAAGAAAGGATAAGGTGATAATATGGCTTTAAACTATGCACAGGTATGGGAACCGGAACTGTTAGAGATTCTCATGCAGGGGACTTTAACTTCCCCGTTTGTAACCAGTAACGTGAAATGGCTGGATGCGAAGACTTTCCACTTCACTCAGATGTCCACTTCCGGATATAAGAACCACAGCAGAAATGGTGGCTGGAACAAGGGTAATTACACCCAGAAGGATGTGCCGTTTACCCTGACCCATGACCGCGATGTATCTTTCCTGGTGGATAAGGCAGATGTGGATGAAACCAACGCAACCGCGTCGATCCAGAACATCTCTAAAACCTTTGAGAAGACTCAGGTAGTGCCGGAGACGGATGCACTGTTCTTCTCCAAGGTGGCGCAGGCAGCTCAGAAAGAGGAAGGCTACCATTCTTCGACTGCAGCGTCCGGCTACACCAAGGCGAAAGTGTTTAGCATGCTGAAAGACATCCTGGCAAAGGGCAAGCTGAGAAGATACAAGGCAAATGGCAGCCTGATTATGTATGTATCCAGCGCCATCATGGATGCTCTGGAGCAGTCTACCGAGTTTACCCGCAAGATTGAGATGACTCAGATCGCGGAGGGCGGAATGGGAATCGAAACCCGTGTGACCGACATCGACGGTGTGCCGATCATGGAGGTTGTGGATGATGAGCGCTTCTATGATGCATTTGACTGGGAACCGGAGAATGGTGGCTTTGCACCGCAGAAGAAAGTTGCCGAAGGAACCCCGGTAACCGGAGCTCACAAGATCAATGTACTCGTTGCCTGCGGCCAGACCTGTAAGATTGTGCCGAAGATTTCCAGCATTTACTACTTTGATCCGGGTGCGCACACTGAAGGTGATGGCTACCTGTATCAGAACCGCTCCCTGTCTGATGTGTTCGTGTTCCCGAACGGCCGTGACGGTAAGGTGGACAGCGTGTATGTTGATGTGGATACCACGGAATATGCGGGTGAGTGATCGGAGGTGATCTTATGGCCTACGAGCCGTATGTAACTCCGGAATATTACCAGAAAGAATATGGCGGCGGCATCGTGCCGGAAGAAGATCTTGAAAAGGCACTCCGGCAGGCAAGCCGCCACGTTGATTCCCTGACCTACAATCGTATTGTGGGCCAGGGATTTTCTAAGCTGACTAACTTCCAGCAGGAGGTAATCCGGGAAGTTGTCTGCCAGCAGGCGGACTTTGAGACGGAAAACGAGGACGAGATCAGCACGGTCCTGCAAAGCTACAGCATTAACGGCGTATCGGCTCAGTTTGGCAGCTCTTGGAATGTTTTTACCGATAAGGGCGTGGCTATGAAACGCGATGTGTATGCTCTACTGTGTCAGACTGGCTTGTGCTGCCGTTTAGCGAGGTGAGTCTATGAGATATCCATGTTTGGTCCCAAAACGGCTCTGCAGGACGCCTGTGCATGTGCATTTGGAATCTGAGGAGCTGAGCAACCTGGGAAAGCCATTGTATACGTTCGATTCCGACCTTGTGTGCAATTTTCAGGACCGCGCCAAGACTGTTTTGACGACCGAAAAGAAGCTGGTGCAGATCACTGGGACGGCGCTGTTTCCGGGTGATATTGCACCGGATATGCCGTCTCTGAGCGGCGGCACGATTACAGTATTCGGTCAGGAGCGCCGGATCGAGCAGGGCTGCAAGAACCGTAACCCGGACGGAACAGTCAACTACTGTAGTCTGGAGGTGGTCTGATGCAGGTCAAATCAACGGTAAAGTTAAATATGCCACGCATTAAGCAGCTGATACAGGCTGCAGTGACGGCGCTGGAATTGACTGGCGAACTATTGCATGAAGAAACGCAACAGGCCCAGGTATTTCCGTTTGATACGGGTAATCTGCAAAATGAAAGCACCTTTGTGGATTACAGTAAATCCAAGAACGGCAAGGTAACGCTGGTTTCCAGCACACCCTATGCCCGTCGGTTATATTATCATCCGGAATACAATTTCCAGACGAAAGAAAATCCGAATGCGAAGGGCATGTGGTACGAGGATTGGATGCCTGGAGGTCAGAAGGCTGACTTTGCACCAAAAGCATTCAAGCAATTTTATAAGAAAGCAGGTGGTGTGTGATGCTAAAAATTGCAGACATCCGTGGATGGATCGCATCTCTTGGCATTGCTGCAGACAATCGCGTCTATATCGGAAAGCTGGATAATAAGCAGCAGAAATCTATCGGCGTGTATGGCCGGGGCGGATCAGGGCCGCCTTACATCGCATTGGGTGGCCTGGAATATACCACCTATGATACCAAGCCGGTTTCTCTTCTGGTGCATTGGAATAGTGACAAAGAAGAAAGTGAAGCTGCAGCGTATGATCTTTTTGAGAAAATTAGAAACCTGTCCAGTCTGGACATAGGAGATACCCACATTCATTACATCCGCCTGATGGTGCCAGAACCGCAGGATGTTGGAACGGATGACGGCGGAGTGTTCGAATATGTAATCTGGCTGGATTTTATTTATCGGAGAAAGTGAGGAACATAATATGCCCGAAGCAACAGGAAAAGTGTACCCGGTACACGATAATGTATTTAAGTTCGGCACGAAGGGACTGTCCAGTGTTGACGATGACATGGTAATGCCGGCCGACATGGAGAACTTTGCACCGGCTATCGACGGAACCACAGAAGAGTGGTATGCAATGGACGCGCATGGCTGGGCGAAATCTGCGATGACTGGCAAAAAGCTGACCTTTTCCTTCAAGGGGAAGAGAACGGTTGGCGATAAGGGTAATGATTACATTGCAAGTTTGGCGTGGAAGTTTGGTCAGGATGTTATGACGAAATTCGAATGGGTTATGAAGTCCGGTGCAAAGCTGGTCTGTGATGTTGTGGTGAATGTCACAACTCCGGGCGGTGGAGATACGACCAATATCGATGCGCTGGAATTTGAGGTTACCTGTTACGGCGAACCGACCTATACGCCGGCAGTAGCTGTGTAATAAGAGGAGGATAGGATCATGGGAAAAGTAGTAGATATTACCGATAAACTGAGTTTTGACGGGAATCCGACTCTGGTTGTCAAAGGGAAGAAGCTGGAGGTAAACGCCGATGCCCCGACTGTACTGAAGGTTATGAACTTCATGCAGAAGGAAAATGTCAATGACATGGAAGTGGTGTCCGCGATGTATCAGCTGATCTTCCCTGAGAAGTCACGAACGGAAATTGATAAGCTTAAACCGAGTATTTCCGATTGGATGATCATTATCCAGGAAGCTATGGCGCTGGTAACCGGCGAGGCGAACAGCCAGGGAGAGCACTGACCCGTACTATGACCTATTCGAAGACTGGGACCTGATCGTGTCCAGCTTTTTATCACAGTACGGGCTGCGAATCCGCACAAGAGAGTTTGAAACGGTATCCTGGGATGAGTTCAAGGCGTTGCTGTCTGGACTCGCCCCGGACACCGCCCTCGGGCGAATTGTGGCAATACGATCGGAAACGGATAAGGATATTATCAAGCATTTCACCTCAGAGCAGAAAAAAATCTATGATGACTGGAGGAGCCGTAGTGCAAGCAGTATGTCGGAAGAGGACTATGACAAGCAAATGGCGGCTCTTGAACGCATGATAGCTGCTATGGCGGGAGGTGGTTGAAATTGAGAAGATAAAGCAGAAAAAGGTCCGGTGCCCATACTGCGGGCATCCGGTCAATGCGAACCAATCGGAAGACGCCAAATGCAACGGCGTCTTTTTTAAGTGCAAAAATAAAGATTGCAGACGAATTTTTGAATTAAGAATCTAAGACGCTGTGCCGATGTGCCTGTCTTACAAAAGGGCAGGTGACATATATGGCAGCGGATAGTGTAGGTCAGATCGGGCTGGATCTGGTCGTAAATAAGAGTGAATTTGAAAAGCAGATGTCCGGTATCCAGGGGCTTGCCAAGAAAGTCGGGAAATCCCTGGCAGCTGCTTTTGCCGTAAAGAAATTAGTCGATTTCGGCAAGTCCTGCATAGAGCTTGGTTCGGATCTTTCCGAAGTTCAGAACGTGGTGGATGTAACATTCCCGCACATGAGCAAGCAGATTGATCAGTTTGCGAAGAATGCCTCTACTCAGTTCGGATTATCGGAAACGATGAGTAAGCGCTTTACTGGTACTTTTGGCGCAATGGCTAAAGCCTTCGGGTTTAACGAAAAGGCGGCCTATGATATGTCCACGACTTTAACCGGATTGTCCGGTGATGTGGCGTCTTTCTATAATATCAGCCAGGATGAAGCTTATACAAAGCTGAAATCCGTATTTACTGGTGAGACAGAAAGCCTAAAAGACCTTGGCATCGTTATGACCCAGACGGCTCTTGACAGTTATGCGCTAGCAAACGGTTTCGGGAAGACTTCAGCAAATATGTCGGAGATGGAAAAGGTTGCCCTCCGGTACAAGTTTGTACAGGATCAGCTGACATCCGCGGCGGGAGACTTTTCCAGAACATCCGATGGCTGGGCGAACCAGGTCCGCATCCTGCAGCTGCAGTTTGATAGCTTAAAGGCCACGATTGGCCAGGGGCTTATCAATGTGTTGTCTCCGGTGATTAAAGTGATCAACACGATCATCGGCAAGCTGATGAGCCTGGCCAATGCGTTTAAAGCCTTCACGGAGTTCATAACCGGAAATAAAGGTTCTGGTGGCGGGGCATCTACGGTGGCTGCCGATATGGGAGCTGTTGCGGATTCAGCAGGGGATGCCGCGTCCGGTATGAACAAAGCTGCAGGTGCGGCGAAAAAGGCAAAACAGGCCTTCGGGCTCGCGAAGTTTGACGAACTGAATGTGGTAAGCTCCAATGATTCTTCCGGTGGTGGTTCAGGATCCGGAGGAAGCGGCGGTGGCGGGTACGAATCTGATCAGTTCGACATGGGCACGCTTCCGGAAGACGGGGATGCGGTCAGCAGCAAGTTAAAGGATATCGTTGCTTTAGTTGATCAGCTGAAAAATTCTTTTAGCAAAGGATTTTGGGATAGCTTTGGTGACACTACGGTATTTGATTCTATCCAGACAAGCATTCAGTCCATTAAAGATAGTTTAAATGATATCTTTACAGATTCAGGAGTGCAGGCTGCAGCAACAGAGTTTGCAAATACATTTATGTATTCTCTGGGGCAGGTGGCTGGAGCTGTTGCCAGTATCGGCACTACAATAGCAGACAATCTGCTGGGCGGAATTAGCTTATATCTCGACCAGAACAAGGCCCGTATCAAAGAATACCTGATTCAGATGTTTAACATTGGATCGGAAATATCTACGCTGATCGGAAACTTCTCTTCGGCAATCGCAGATATTTTTTCGGTATTCCGGAGTGATTCTGCGAAACAAATTACCGCCGATATAATCGGTATTTTCAGCAGTTCATTTCAGGGCGTCACTGAACTCGGCGGGAAATTCGCACGAGACATCATCCAGCTGATCACGAAACCAATAACGGACAATTCGGACCAGATAAAAGAGCGCATTCAGGGGTTACTGGATGAGCTTGCACCAGTATTTGACAAAATTAAGAAGCTAGTAGACGGTTTATGGGATGGCCTCAACACAGCGTATGATACGGTGGCAAAGCCTGTATTTGATGCGTTTACAGAGGCATTATCCGGTGTCGTTGACTGGCTTACAAAATCACAGGAAAATTTTGATATAGCAGTCGGCTCCGTTGTGGCATTTTTTGCAGCGTGGGAAGTTGTAAAGCTCGGCGAGTTTATTACAAATGCTGGTGGCGTTGTTGCTATCCTTTCCGGTCTTGTGACTGGCTTTGTGTCTAACACGGCGTCGATTGTGGCACACACAGCAGCGCTACTTGCGGATAAGCTGGAAACGGCAGCTATCGTGGCTTTATATGCAAAAGATTTTGTTGTGAATTTGGCAACCGGAACAGCGGCTCTCGTAAAGCAGGCAGCCCAGTTCGCTATCAATACGGCAGCGAAGATCGCGGATACGGCGGCGCAGGTGGCTATGACTGCCGCAACAGTAGCGTGGAATGCAGTCTGTGCGATTGCAACTACCGTAACGACTGCACTGGGTGCAGCTATCGCATTTCTTACCAGCCCGATCGGACTGGTTGTCGTTGCTATTACTGCATTAATTGCCGCAGGCGTACTCCTTTATAAGAACTGGGACGAGGTGAAAGCCTACGCCGCAACTATCTGGGGCGCTATTAAAGACACGGTAAGCAAGCTTATTGAGGCGGTACAGGAGAAAATCAGTGCTGTCATGCAGGCAATTCGCACCGGGATCGAAACGGCATTGAATGCGGTAAAAGAAAAGTGGGATACCATTTGGGGCGGTTTAAAAGATACAACCGTAAAGATATTTGAGGGCATTTGGAATGGCATTAAGGGAGTAATCAATAAAATCCTTGGTGGAGTCGAATCAATGGCCAATGGAGTAATCAAGGGCATAAACAAATTAACAAGTGCTTTAAGCAATATTAAATTTGATGTACCGGATTGGGTGCCTGGAATCGGCGGTAATTCATTTGGAATTGATATCCCAAGTATTTCGGAAGTATCTCTTCCACGCCTTGCGCAGGGCGGCTTTGTAAAGGCAAACACACCGCGCCTTGCCATGATCGGTGATAACCGGAACTACGGCGAGATTGTGGCTCCAGAGGATAAGATGATGGAATGGCTGAATAAAGCGGTAGAGCTTGGTGCCCGGATGATGGGCGGCGGTGGAGGCCTATCGGAAGATGATGTTTACTACGCATTCAAACGGGCGCTCAACGAGGCCGATCTGACGGCAACGCTTGACACAGACAGGCTTTTTAAGGCCATGAAGGCGAAAGCTGCGGAGTACCGGAGACGGACCGGAAAGCCGGCGTTTGAATAGGAGGGAGTGGCGAATAATGGCAGAATACAAAGGATATTTGCTTAAAATCAATGGAACAGAGCTGCCTGGTCAGTACATTCAGGACTATTCGTCTACTCCGAACCAGGCACAGGACAAAGATTCTTATCAGGATCTTACGGGAGAACTTCATCGTGAGATCCTGCCGCATACGCGGTCAAAAATAGAATTTAAAACCCCGCCGATGTCTCTGGAAGGAAAAATTGTTTTTCAATCCTTTTTTCCGGATCGAAGAAGCAATCCGAAAATATCAGTTGAATACTGGAATGATGAAGATAATGCATATACATCTGGTGAATTTTATACTCCGGACATCACCTACCAGTCATATCCCAGCGGGAACACGATTGCATATAAGCCATTTCGCGTTGCCCTGATTGAGTATTAGGGGGTGGTGGCATGCAGGTAAGTGAAACATTAAAAGAATTGTATCGCTCTGACAGTATTGATAAAAACATGATTGCAGAGTTTTGCCGCCCAGGACAAACAGAACCGTTTCTCACAGTGTACGACGGCAGTCGCTTTGTGGACATGTCCCTGGAAGAATCTCTCTGCAGTGATGATAATATTGAATGGGGAAGCTGTGAAGCATCACAGATCAAGCTGACTATCATCGGCTTAAACGGTGCTGGAATAAAAGGCAGTGAGATGACCTTATATCAGACGCTGGACGGAGTTTTCCCAGCTGCAGATTTGTACCCAGATGATAATACATACCCAGCTGGATACGTCATGCCGTTAGGGCGCTATGTTGTGCAGTCAGCGAAGAAGCAGGCAAACACGGACTTCTGGGATGTCGTAGCCCTGGATTATATGTCCAAGTTTGATACTGATGTAGTTGACTGGTACAATGCGCAGCCATTTCCGATGCCGCTTCGGGATTTTCGGGCAAGCCTTTGCCGATACCTTGGAGTAACCGAAGCTGTGCCGGATTACCTCCCGAACGATGATATGCCGGTAGAAAAGACCATAGATGCCGGAGAACTGACAGGAAAAGACATTTTGATTGCCTGCGAGCAGGTAAATGGCGTATTTGGACATTTTGACCGTGAAGGGATACTGCAGCACATAGCATTGGAACCGAATTACGGATTATTCCCGGCAACAGATCTGTGTCCGAGCGAGGAATTGTATCCGGTTGCTCCTGGCGTGATGAATGATCAGGTGTATGATGAACGTCTGGAAGCCTATCTGATGATATCCAGTTACTTTGAGGATTACACAGTTCAGTCCATTGATAAAATTCAGATCCGGCAGGAGAGCGAGGACATCGGTGCAATCTATGGCACTGGAACCAACTGCTATACCATTGAGGGAAACTTCCTGCTGTACGGAAAAGGGGCTGATGAGCTGCAGCAGATTGCTGCAAATGTGTATGGCATGATCAGCGGCCGGATGTACATTCCGTTTAGCTGTGAGCTGAAGGGCTTGCCATATATCAACGTAGGAAGTGCCGTATATTTTGCATATGGCACAGACTCAATCGTGTCCTACGTTATGAACCGAACGCTCAAAGGAACTTATGCTCTGAAAGATTCTTACAGCGCGGAAGGCGAAGAAATCCGGAGCGTCCAGAACAATGTCAATAAAGACATTTTACTGCTGAAAGGCAAGGCCGCTTACCTCAAAAAGAACGTAGACGAAGTATCTGCGAACCTGGTAGACCTGGAGAAGCAGACGGAAGCCAAGCTGACGATCACAGCAGAGAAGATCGAAGCCGAGGTCAAGCGGGCATCGGAAGCTGAAGGAAACCTGTCTTCGCTGATATCGCAGACTGCAGAGAGCATCACACTCATGGTCAAAAAAGGCGAGGTTTCGGCTCAGTTGTCTATTGAGAGTGGCGGCATCGATATTAAAGGTAACCGTTTCAGCTGGACAGCTACAAACTCATCATTGACCGCAGACGGAACGTTGACGGTTAATCAGGGACTTTTTAAGGGCTCCATTGATGTTGGCAATGGTCAGTTTACGGTCGATTCAAGCGGCAAAGTTGTAGCGAAGTCTATTGAGGTCGGTACATCATCTTCCAGGGCGGTTTTATACGGATCTACGGTTCTTGCCACGAATTTTTCCTGCAACAGCAGTTTTAATGTTGACTGCTATGCTAATATGGCCGACATTGGAGGCAATACGATTAGTTGCGGTACTTTGCGGGCTAATCATATTTATGGCTCCATAGATGACTTCTCAGATCGGCGTCTGAAGCAGAATATCCATCCCGTGGATGCGGAAACGGCGCTCAGGATCATCAAGCAGCTGAAACCGGTATCTTACAGCATGAAACGGTATGACCGGGAGGGAATCGGCTTTATTGCGCAGGATGTACAGAAAATCTGCCTAAAACAGGGTATAGATTTGCCGCTGTATGGCAGACGGGGAAAGTATCTGACTATCCCGTATATCAACTACATTCCTCTCCTGGTGGCGGTGGCGCAGAGCCAGCAGAAAGAAATAGACAGGCTGAAACGCCTGATCGGATAGGAGACACATGTATAAATTATCAGAAGAGCAGCGCGGGTCGTTGCTCTATATTTTTGAACATCTTACCGTAACAGGACCGGATCAGGCAGCACTGCTTAGTAATGCCGCAGTGATTGTGCGTGGGTTAGAAAACGAAGAAGAGGAGGAAAAGCAGA